TGACCCGGCAGGAAATATAAAGATGGATAAAGAGAAATCAACGGAACGAATAGACGGTGCTGTTGCAACGGTAATGGCACTAGATCGAGCAATCCGAAATACTAAAGCGGATAGCGTTTATAACGAACGTGGAATAATCGTTATTTAGGAGGAAACAATGGTAATAGAAAAGAAACCAGTCGAAGAATTAAAAGCGGCCGAGTATAATCCTAGAAAGGACTTAAAGCCTGGCGACGCTGAATATGAAAAACTCAAACGAAGCATAGAAGAGTTTGGGTATGTTGAACCTATTATTTGGAATAAGAGAACGGGCAACGTGGTAGGCGGACACCAACGCCTAAAGGTAATGAAAGACCTTGGGCATAAGGAAGTCGATTGTGTAATCGTGGACTTGGATGACAAAAAGGAAAAAGCCTTAAACATTGCGCTTAACAAGATTAGCGGTGAATGGGATAACACCTTGCTTGCAAATTTGCTCCAAGATTTAGACAAGAGCGGCTACGACGTAACGCTCACGGGTTTTGACCTTGCAGAAGCTCAAGAACTGTTCGGTAGTGGTAGCATGGAAAATGTCCACGAAGACAACTTTGATGCTGACGCAGCAATCGAATCGGTGGGAGAACCGAAGACCAAATTTGGTGACCTATACATATTAGGTCAGCACAGATTACTCTGTGGCGATTGCACCCAGAAAGAAGACGTAGCAAAAGTGCTTGGTGGGAAACAAGCCGACATTATGGTGACCGACCCACCGTACAACATTGACTACGGTAGCACGATATCAGGTGCCGGGAGAGATATAGCAAACGACAATATGAGCGACAACGAGTTCTATCAATTCTTGCTGTCGTTCTATAAAGCAACGGAGGCTAGCCTGAAAAAGGGCGCACCCGTGTACGTATTCCACAGCACGAAAGAAACGATAAACTTTACGAAAGCACTTCAAGACGCTGGGTTCAAGTATGCTCAAACCCTGGTATGGTATAAGAACCATTTCACGCTTGGAAGACAAGACTACCAGTGGATACACGAACCTATTCTTTACGGATGGAAAGAGGGGGCGGGGCATTACTTTATAAATGACCGCACGCTAGCAACGGTATTCGAAGACATTAAGGAAAACCTTAAAAAGATGAACAAAGCCGAGCTCGTAGAGTTCGTGGAAAAAATGTTAGAAACACCGACAACGGTAATCAAGGATAACAAGCCGACAAGAAGTGCTGACCATCCTACCATGAAACCGATAACCCTTTGTGCAAAACTTATTTATAACAGTAGCCATGAAGGGGATACGGTGCTTGAACCTTTTGGTGGTAGCGGTTCAACCCTTATTGCATCAGAGCAGCTTAACCGCAAATGCTGTGCAATAGAACTAGAACCGAAATACTGCGACGTAATCGTTCGTAGATACAAAGAATTATGTCCTGCAATAGAGGTTAAACACATAAGGGATGGTGTTGAGATTTTTGACTAACGCATAAGTATAGCACAAAATAATACGGAAAAAGTCCGTACTTTTTACGTAAAAAAATATGTTAAAATATTATGTTTAGCCACATTTTCACTGGGCTCTTTCAGTAGTTTACGGTATACTTTGCTTACAAAAAAGGAGGAAACCCCAATGAAAGCAAGAATGGTAAGAAAGGCTAGCAGCACCAACCAATGGGCAGAAAGAGTAGCCTTGCAAAAGGATGGCGAAGAGGTGAATGTGGTAATCGAAAAGGTAATAACCTTAAGCGATACCGAGTTCAAGAACTTCTGCCTTGACCTACTCGAAGACAAAAACTTCATCAAGGAAAATCAAGACCTAATGAAAGTCGATGAGAATGGTGTATGGCACTGCTTAAAAGTAGTAGGAACGAAAGCAAAAGGACAGATAATCGTCCAAAGCGAAGGCTATGACTACGCAAGATACACATCACTACTGTTAATGGAGGACTAAAAGATGGCAAGTTTATACGGTTTCAAAGTAAAAAATGTAAAGACATTCCCTGGAAGGGACTGGGAAGGGGTAACGGCAGACCTGTGGTACGAGGGGAAGAAAATCGCACTATATGCAGACTACGGCGACGGAGCGATGAGCGACCTAACATACTACAACGGCGCACCTGGGGTAGAAAAATACGAACCTATCGTAAATGATGCCGTAAAGAGAATGGCAGAAGACGAAAGGTTCGACAAAGAAACAAGAGATATCATGAAGGATAGCAACTTCATGGAAGGGTACAGCTTCCTAGTGAACGAACTGATACAACTGACGGATGACGAAAAGCAGTTCAAGAAGATAATGAAACAAGGGTTCACGTGCGTGGCATTCTATCAACGGTCAAACGGAAAATACTATGCACAATGGTTCATGAGCAAGGAAGACAAGAAGATTGAAGCACTCAAAACCGACCCCACGGTAAGCCACTTCAATCTATACACTAGCCTAGAAGAATTCGACATAAAATAGTCAGTAAAAAACAGCCAAAAAAAGGCTGTTTTCTTTTGTAAATTCTTTGTGTTTTCACGCGTTTTCGCTGGGCTCTTTCGGTGGTTTACGGTATACTTTGTTTACAATCAAGAAAGGAGAAAACCTATGAAAAAGAACCTACTCGACAACATCAGCGCAACCACCCAAAAGGTATGGGCAAGCAACGAAAAAGCACTCTTCGAAAGATACGGCGAATACAGATACCGCATGGGAGTCAACGGACTCGGCGAAGTGGTACTCACCGACTTCCGTACCTGTCAAGACATAGCAAAAGGAAACAGAGCTGTGCAAGCGAAAATCAAAGAGTTGGTAGCATAAGGGGGAACGAAAATGAAAAACAAAGTACTAGCATACCTGGAAACCTTACTCGAACAAAAATACGGCGACCTTAACGATAATAGCGGTTGCTACTGCCACAATGACGAAACAGGCGAGAACGAATGGATGTCGGTCAAAGAGTTCGTAAGACTCATAGAGATGGCAGACGAAGAATACGAGGAGGACTAAACGATGGCAAAACGAGATATCTTCTACACCTTAAAACACTATAGCAAAGGCTTCCACGACAATGCCGACGCTGAAAGCAATAAGATATACGACGCGAAAATCGAAGAGCTCACGGCACGGATAAGAGAAGATGTGACCAAGGCACCAGAGATAATCGCTGACGAATACAGGAAGAGCGAAATCGATAGATACCGCCTAGCATTCACGAAAGGCAGAATGCCGATGTACAGGTACGATGCAGAGCGAAAGGCGATAGACAACGTAGTGGAGGCGCTGATGGATAGCGCACCACTCAAAGAAAGAAAATAAGTAGGTTATAAGACACCGTCCACTAGGGCGGTGTTATTATTTTGAAAAATGGAGGTACGAATGGGATTATTCGGTAGGAGTAGAGATGCACCTAAAGAGAAAAGGAATAAACCAAGCAAGGAAATGCAAGAGTTTATTCGTGGTGTAGATGTAGATAGTTACGGTGGGAGTAATAGTGGCGTAAGGGTAGACGAAATGAGAGCAATGCAAACCACGGCGGTGTACTCATGCGTAAAAATCATAGCGGAATCCGTTGCAAGCCTACCACTACATTTATTTAGGAAAGGCAAAGACGGAAGGAACGAACTGGCGGAACAGCATCCGCTTTTTTCTTGCCTTTACGAAATGCCAAACGAAGAAATGACCTCGTTTGAGTTTAGGGAAATGATGATGTCGGCACTCTTGCTGTGGGGTAATGCCTACGCAAGAATCATACGAAAACAAGGACACGTAACGGAACTATGGTACTTAAAACCACAGAACATGGTGGTGGAAAGAGATACCCAAACGGGAAAAATCAAGTACACGTACACGGACGATGTTACGAGCGAAACCTATGTATATAAGCCGAACCAAGTCTTCCACCTAAAAGGCTTGTCGTTTGACGGAGTAAAGGGCATCAGTCCGATAGGTCAAGCGAGAGAGGCTGTCGGTCTTGCGCTTGCCACGGAAGAGTATGGTGCAAAGTTCTTTGGCAATGGTGCTAGACCTGGTGGGGTTCTAGAACACCCTGGTATCCTTAAAGACCCAGAGAAACTTCGTGACTCGTGGAATAAGGTATATCAAGGTACAAGGAACAGCCATAAGGTAGCGGTGCTAGAAGAAGGAATGAAATATCACTCCATAGGAATAGCACCAGAAGACGCTCAATTCCTGGAAACGAGAAAATACCAAGTCAATGAAATTTGCCGAATGTTTAGAGTTCCACCCCACATGGTAGGCGACCTAGACAGAGCGACATTTTCAAATATAGAACACCAATCAATTGAGTTTGTTCAGCACACTATACGGCCGTGGTTAGTGCGATGGGAACAAGCGATAAGCCGTTTGCTACTAGACGATAGTGAACGGCTTTTGTATTTCGCAAAGTTCAATGTAGACGGACTGATGCGAGGTGATTATAAAAGCCGAATGGAAGGATATGCCGTCGGCAGACAAAACGGTTGGTTGTCAATTAACGATATACGTAGGCTCGAAGATATGCCACTTGTCCCTGCTGAAAAGGGTGGGGATGACTATCTCGTTAATAGCAGCATGGTAGGGGCAAGCCTACCGAAAGAGCAAAAAGTAAAAGGAGGAAACGATGAAGGGCAAGAAGGAAATCAGGATGCTACCGATGACGGAACTGCGAGTGATAGACGACGCAAGCGAAAACGGAAGACCGATGATTGAAGGTCACGCAGCAGTCTTTGACTCGTGGAGTGAAACACTCGGTGGTATATTTCCGTTCCGTGAAATCGTAAGAAAAGGTGCTTTTGCCGAGAGTATCGGCAGAGATGATATTAGGGCGCTTTTTAATCACGACCCAAACTATGTGCTTGGTAGAAACAGGGCAGGCACGCTTGAACTTGTCGAAGACGAAGTAGGCTTGAGAGTGAGAATCAACCCACCTGAAACGAGCTGGGCAAAAGACTTGCAAACAAGCATACGCCGTGGGGATATCACGCAGATGTCCATTGGGTTTGTGGTGCAAGACGATGAGTGGTCAACGGAAAATGGTATTGACACTAGAGAACTAAAGAAAGTGCAGTTGTTTGATGTAAGTCCCGTAACTTATCCTGCATACACGGCAACTGATGTAGGAGTCAGAGCGATGCAGTCGTATGACGGCTACAAAGCAGAGTGTAGGAGCAAAGAACAGGAAGCTGAAAACGCAGCAAGAAAAGCCAAAGAGAAAGAAAGACTCGATAGGCTAAAAACCAAAATCAAAAATATGTAATTGGAGGAAAAACATAAATGAACATGAAGAAAATTCTTGAAATGAAAGCAAAGAGAGAGGACGCTAGACTCAAGGCTATGGCAGTCCTTAACAAAGCGGAAGCTGAAGATCGTTTCCTTAACGAGGACGAGCAGAAGGAAATCGACAAGTACGAGGGCGAAATCCGTTCTTGGGATGAAAGCATTAACAGAGCGGAGAAACTTCTTTCGATTGAACCCGAAGACCGCAACGTAGAAAAACCCGAAGCGAAACCCGCTCCCGGCAAGAACGATGAAAAGAGATTCGCATCGTTTGGCGAACAGTTGCTTGCAGCATATAGAGCGGCAGCACCTGGCGGACATGTGGATGAAAGACTTTCCACTAGAGCGGCAAGTGGCTTGAATGAAACCACTCCTAGCGACGGCGGTTTCCTTGTTCAGCAAGACTTCGTAACCGAACTCTTGAAGAGAACCTACGAAACGGGTATTCTTGCAAGCAAGGTTAAGAAAATCCCTATCAGCACCAACGCTAACGGCCTTAAGATTAACGCCATTGACGAAGATAGCCGTGCAAACGGTTCGAGATGGGGTGGCGTACAAACCTACTGGGAAGGCGAAGCTGACGAACTTACCGCAAGCAAGCCTAAATTCAGACAGATGGAATTGTCGCTCAAGAAGCTCACGGGTCTTTGCTATGCAACCGATGAACTTCTCCAGGATGCCGCAGCACTTGAAGCTGTTATTCGTCAGGCATTTGCTGAAGAGTTCGGCTTTAAGATTGACGACGCAATCCTTACGGGTACGGGTGAGGGCGAACCCCTTGGTATTCTTAACGGTGGTTCGTTGGTAACGGTAACCAAGGAAGCCAACCAGACCGATATCATCACCGTGGAAAACCTTATTAAGATGTGGAATAGACTTTGGTCTCGTTCTCGTTCCAACGCTGTTTGGTACATCAACCAGGAACTTGAACCTTACCTTTACACCCTTAAAATCGGTGACAAACCCGTGTATGTACCTGCGGGTGGTTTGTCCGAAAAGCCTTACGGTACTTTATTCGGCAGACCCGTCGTACCCCTTGAACAGTGCAGTGCTGCTGGCGAAGTTGGTGATATTATCCTTGCCGACGTTGGTCAGTATTTACTTATTGACAAGGGTGGCGTAAAAGCGGCAAGTTCTATCCACGTAAGATTCCTTTACGATGAATCGGTATTCCGCTTTATTTACAGAGTAGACGGTAAGCCTATTTGGAGCAAACCCCTTGCACCTTACAAGGGTAGCGCATCGGTTTCTCCGTTCGTAACCCTCGCAAAGCGTAATGCTTGAGCTAGCGGAAACTAAAGAGTTTTTACGAGTAGACGGCGATGAGGAGGATATACTCATATCCTCCTTAATCGTTACCGCAAAAGAGCTTGTGGAGAATGTGCTACGAAAGAAACTAGACGAATTTGAGCAAGTTCCAGAAACGGTACATCAAGCAATGCTGATACTTGTAGGAACACTTTACGAAGAGCGACAAATCACCAAAAACAAGGCAGGCTTGGACATCAAGGAAACGCTAGACCTTGTTAGACGTATGCTTTTTGCATATAGACAGGAGAAGTTCTAATGACGATAGGTGAACTCAATAGACGCATAGAAGTCCTAGAAAATCAAGTAACAAGGGATGAATATGGTGGAGAAGAAAGCAAGTGGATAACGGTCGGTAGGGTCTGGGCAAAGATAGAACCGAGTAGTGGAAAAGAGTTCTTGGCAGGACAGCAAGTCCAAGCCGAGCATACGACAAAGTTCACTATTAGGTTTTACCCAGCACTAGACGTAATGCACCGTATCCGATACCAAGACAAAACCTATGAAATTATAGGTGTAGGTGATTTAGACGCAAGTCACAAATGGACAGTCGTAACGGCAAAGGAGATGGTTTCAGATGGGTTACAGCGCAAAACAGCGGAAAATGAAAGTGGAAGTCGAGGGTGCTGCGAAACTTGCGAAGGAACTCAAATCGATGGAGGACGGGGCATCGAGTGTGTTGTTAAAGGGTGCTAGAGCAGGAGGGCAAATTGCCCTTGAAGACGCTAGGCGAAATTGCCCAGAAGACACAGGTGCATTAAAAGCCTCATTGAAGCTGACGGAC